TTCCTCAGCAGAGAGCCAAAGGTCGAAATCCTCAAACTCAGTTACCATTTTGACAGCCGACTGGTGGTCGAAACCAAGAACCTTGGTCATGTCGTCAATGATCTCTTCGTTGATCGTCTGATTGATGCTGTTGATGATTGTCTTTAAAGTGTTCATGGTGAACAGTGTACTCTCTTTCTTTTGGATTTGCAACCTATTTTGATTTTTTTACCAAGATAGTGTATACTTTATGTATGAATTATCTTGATGCATAAAGGATACACAATGACCATACAGATTGTCAACCCAGAAGAGTTTTTTTTGGAGAAATCTTCTTTTAAAAAACATCCCAATTTGAAAAACATCAGGAACAAATCTATTGATTCTGAGATAATTGAAAACGACGCTGTAATTTCCAGGAAAAAAGGAAACGCGTATCAGTATACCAAAACTGGATACAGAAAAGATATAGACATGAATGTCCGTTCTAGCTGGGAAGCAAATTTTGTTAGAGTATTAAGAATCTATAAAATTGATTTTCAATTTGAACCTACTGTTTTTTCTTTCCCAATTAAGAGGGGAACCAAAGGATATACTCCAGACTTTCTTTTAAATAGAAATAACGATTGGGTAGAAATAAAAGGATACCTAGATGATAAGAGTAAGATAAAATTAAAAAGGTTTAAGAGATATTATCCAGATGAATTTGAAAACTTTACCTGCGTCATAAGTAAGTATTCAAACGACGCAAAGAACTTTATGAAAGATTTAGAAGTACCAAATATTATTTTTTACGAAGATTTTAGAGATTATTACAGCGAATATATAGTTTGCTGGGAAGGAAAAAAATGACAAGTTATAAAGAACAATATTATTCTTTAGCAGAAGACGAGATGCAAAAACTAATAGCAGATAGCAAAAGGGGTTCGCAAAAAGCTCAAGCAGAACTGCTACAAGTCTTTAGTAACTTTTTAACGAAATATATTTCGTTACTGTATCACTGTAAGTTTAATTTAAATGATTATGACATTAGAAGGTTTATATCTTTATTCATAAAAGATCCTTCTACCCGATTCGCTTTGATGAAAAATAAAATAAAGGGCAATAATCTAAAAGTCGTAAATGAAACAATGCGGGGCATTCATTATATGACTAAAAGATATGGCGATGAAGAAGATATTCGGCAGACAGTTTACATGACGTTCTTCCAATGCCTAGGCAGGTACGAAAGAAAGGATTCAGCAAAGGGGCCGATACCGTTTAGTGGATTTTTATATAGTTACTTTTTTTATCTTCTAAAGAAAAATGTGGATACATTTTTAATTGATCAACTTGGCAGAAAGACTTTCCCACTCCTTGATGACGAAGCAACAAACGATGAAAGTGACGAAGATTATGTTGTTGGGTTTAAGGCTGATCCAATAGAGTACAGCATGGAAAAACTAATGGCAACTGATAAAATAGATGAATTCTGGGTTTTGGGAGAGAAAGTAGAAGGACCATTTGATAAGCTATCCATACAAGAAAGACAGCTTTTAAAGTGGAGATACATTGATGGAAAAAGATCTAGCCAAATATCTCAAATTGTCAATGAGCATCCAAATACCGTAAGAGAGCATTTGTCTAAAGTTAGAGAAAAAATTAAACAAACCCTTTTGGAAGACGAGTTCTCGTATGAAGAACTTTACTATCTGTTAAAAATGGAGACTAAATGAATAGTTCAACTCTTGAAAAGCTTCAGGAAATGTTACAGCAGTTCCTTGGCCCTCAGCTAAAAGAAGTTATAGACGCCTACAATGACAACGATAATTCATACAAATACTTTATCGAAATTCCGGAAACTGATGTCGTAGATTTAGGCATAGAAAAGATAGCTTCACTGGTCGCTAGAACGTCTAATGTTTACGGTAGAGCAGCTAGATTTGCGGGAATAGCTAGAGCTCAGTACAAGATATTGGAAGGGAAATATAAGAAAGTTTACAAATCAAATCGTGTAGGAAAAAACGAAGCAGAGCGAGAGGCTGCAGCTATGGACGCTGCAGAGGATGAATACTTTGCTCTAGTAACATGTGAGGCAATTGTCAATCTGGCTGAAGCCATGGAATCCGCTGCAAGAATAGCATCGGAGTCAGCTAGAAAGTTGATGGACAAAATACAGTCCATGCAAGTTGCCTCATTTAGAGAAGACAAAGGCTCTTTTATGGAGTCTGATTTTTTTAGCACATACTAAAGGATAATATATGTTTATAGGTTACTATAAGAGTGTTGCTTCTTCTAAGGAGTTTTACTCGTCCAAAAGAAGTGATTTAAATTTTCCAATTCAAGTTGAATATGAAGGCGATAGATATCTGTTAAATAAAACCATACAGGTATCTTCTGAATCTCAAGAAAAAAATATTATTAACACCGCCAAGAAATACGGAATTAAATATGACATTAGAATTGACTCAGGAGCAAACAGCTGATTTAAAGTCAGAAATTGAAAACTTTTTGTTTGAAATATCTTCCCAAGACAGGGAATTATATTCTAGACAAGAGGTAGAAAATATGCTCCTTGACATATATTCTTTGCTTAAAACAAACTGAAAACGGTGTTAAATGAACATAGAAGTTTTTTGTGATGGCGCATCACGAGGCCAGGGCCAAAAAAAATTTGGAGAGGCAGCATGTGCTGTCGTGGTCTATAAAAATAGAAAAAAGATAGCACAGTTCGCTAGAGGACTCGGCCCAAGAACTAACAATGAAGCAGAGTATGAGGCTGTAATAGCTGGCCTTCTGATATGCTCTATGGCTGATTTAGTGGACCCTATTATATATACTGATTCCTCTACGGTTGCTAGCCAGATAAATGGTAAGGCTAAGTGCAGGAGTCGTTCATTAATTCCTCTGTTGATGACTATAGAGGAAATAAAAGATGAGTTTAACTTTCGTGTAGTTCAAGTAAAAAGATCTTTTGTCTGGGAGCCTGACGCACTAGCAAATACGTTTCTTGACGAATTAGAACTAAGAAAAGAACACATTTCCAAGATGTAACTGCTATAATAGATAGTATGATTTTAGATAAAAAATATTACAAAGAATATCCTTTGATAATTGGTTTGGCTGGCAAAGCTGCTAGCGGTAAAACCTCTGTTGCTGAAAGCATAGTCCCTAAGGCGTCTGTTAATCCGGTAAGTAATTCCATAATATGGGATCACATATTCTTTACGCTACCACTCTATGAGATTGCCTCTATTAAAAGAACCACATTAGGTCTTCGTCAAAAAGATCGTCAGCTATTTGCTATTCATCAAGTTTTGTTTGATTTATTTGGCGGTAGTGCCCTAGGTAATATACCGGACTATAGGCACTTTACTGATTTAGTTGAACAGATATACGCTCTGCCAATAGAGCAAGAGCCACTAAAGCCAAGAAGCTTCCTGCAAAAAGCAGGAGATCTATGCAGACTATATGATCCCGAATGCTTCGCTAAATGGGTAATCTACAAGGCATCGAAAATGCATAGAAGTATTATATCTGCCGATTCATACGAGGAAAATGAGCTTCCTGTTGGAATTATTATTTCCGACGTTCGTTTTGTAAATGAGGCTAGCAAGATATTAGGTCATCCAAATGGAATGGTGATCTACTTTGACGCTTCAGATGAAACTAGAAATGCTAGAATGATGAAGAGAGACGGCATGCTTATGACGGAAGCTCAATCTTCTCATGTATCGGAGCAAGAATGTGACTTGGTAAAAGGTCTAGCATCTGCTATAATAAATACAGACAACATGTCGATGGAAGATCAAGCTTCTCAGACAATACAAATAATAAACGGATATATAAACGCGTATGCCTAAAATAACCAAAACAGCAATGGAGCAATCTATAGATTCTCCCTTAGATCAGGTGGTGAACCTTTTGAGTAATGAAGTATCTTTAACAAGTTCTCCCATAGTAATATGTGGGGTAAATAGAAAAATCAATATTGGAAACTTTGAAAATATTGATGTCTATGCAGGAGTGACAATACCCTTGCATGGAGTTTCATTTGAAGATAAAGAGGCGCTTACTTCGGCAATAGAGGAGGCTGTATCCTATGGTTTTTCTCTTGCGTCAAAAGAAACTGGTGAGCGCTACATGCTGATAAAAGATTCCCAGCAGGGTAAATAATAAGCAAGTTAATTACTATAAATTCACCAATAGCAAGAAGAGGATAAAATGATTAATTTAATTAAGAAGATTTTTGGTTTGAAAAAGACTAAAACGATTACTCCTGCTGTTAGCACACCAAAGCCTGTGTTAGCAGAAGTTAAGGCTGAGCCAAAACCTTCAGTGAAGCCAGTTTCGCCCGTAAAAGATGAAACCTGCATTGACAAGAAACCAACTGCCAAAAAGCCTGGCAGACCAAAGGGGCAAGGTTCTTCTTCTGCCAAGAAGCCAGCTGCTAAAAAAGCTCCTGCTGCACAAAAACAAAATAAAAATATCTAATATTAAACATTTTAATAGCAGTAAAGACTAGTTATATAGTGGCAGAAATGTTACTATATAACTAGTCTTTTTTTATTAGTAAGGTGGTTAATTATGGCCGATAAAGGTTGGGGTAATAAAACATCCTCAGAAAAAAATTATTATAAACTACTCAAAGATTCTGTCATGAATGTTATTGATACCAAGAAAACTGGTGGTCAATATTCAAGTCATTGGACAAAAAACAATAATGGCAAGTAAGAAGAAAGCAGCTTATCAAAAAAAGATTAAGTCTGTTATGGGAGAATTCGGTAGGGGCACCTTGCATTCAGGAAAAGGTGGTCCAGTAGTTAAATCCAAAAAGCAAGCAATAGCTATTGCAATATCGTCAGCTGATAGATTGAAGAAGAAGCGTAAAAAATAATGGCTTTTAAGAAATCTATCTACATTAGTGGACCAAGAATGGGAACAAATAATCAAAAAAGTAATGGTCCAGTTCTTTCTGCTAGGCCAAAGAAAAAAAGAAAAAAGAAATAACTTTATTTTATTGATTTAGGACTAGATATGGCTCAAATTAAAAAGAAAAAAGATAAGTTTCGAGTAGCAGTTCCTGGACAGGCTGGAGAATTTCCCCCTATAGCTAATGATCATGGCGAAAGATTTATACCCAAAAAGGGTAATAAAGAAAAAAATCACATGGAAACTAAAGATAAAAAGTATCGTTCCATAAAAAAAACCGTTGGCAGAACAATTTCTAAACCCTCTGGTAAAAAGTCAAATAGCTCTAAGCGAAGGAGTAGCTAATGCCAGCTAAAAAAGATTCACGATTAACTAAAGCTGGTGTTTCTGGTTTTAACAAACCAAAGCGTACACCTAGTCATCCTACAAAATCTCACATTGTAGTAGCTAAGCAGGGGGATCAAATTAAGACAATACGTTTTGGTCAACAGGGTGTTAAAACAAATCAAACTGTTGGTCAGAGAAAAGCTTTTGCCTCACGCCATGCAAAGAATATTTCCAAAGGCAAGATGTCGGCTGCATACTGGGCCAATAAAGTTAAATGGAGCCCCAGCAAAACTCAGTCACCCTCAAAGAAATGGGTTAAGGGATCTTGACATGGAAGCCATCATTGTTGCTGTCATCGCTGCTGTAGGCGGAATTCTTGCAGCTCTTGTTCAGAAGAGTAGAACTGAAAATAAAAATGATCACAATGTTGTTGCAACAATGCTGATAGATGTTAAGGATGAAATACTTAATTTACATCATAAGATAGATCATGTTGACGAACAGGTGGACAAGGTAGATGATCAAATGCATGATCATATGATGTGGCATTATAAGAAATCAAGCGAAAACAAAAGCAAAGTAAAGGGGGTGTAATTATGTCTGGTCATACTGGTATGGGTAAGAAAAAAATGGGTGGATCCAAGAAAATGGGCACTAAGAAGATGGGCGCCAAGAAAATGGGCGGTTCCAAGAAAATGGGTGGCAAGAAGATGTACTGAAATTAATTTTCAGTCTTAGTTTAAGATTAAGGTAATAATTATGGCAATGAAGAAGAAAGCAAGTGCTGCAAAAGGATCAACTTCAAAAAAGATGGCTGGTCTTACTCCAGCTCAGAAGAAGCTTCCTCCATTTATTCAGTCAGCAATATTAAAAAAGAAAAAGAAAAAGTAATCTAATCATTTCAATTAAAGAGGGTTATGGTAAAAACGCCATAGCCTTCTTTTTTATTTGTATCATTACTATATCTTCTGCGGACAACTTAAAGATCGAGGGAGATATGTCTAAATTTAAAAACATCTTATCAGTATTATCAATTACTCTAGGTATCGGACTGCTTATCAGTCCAGTTAGCAATTCATCCGTGGCCTTAGCTACCAGTGGTGGTGGTGGCCCAATTGTGTTGGATGGAATGGATCCAGTTTGCCACTCTGGATGGGAAAGTACTGGTCAATATATAGCCAAGGTTTTAAAGAAGGTGCATGATGGTGCGCGAAATTTAAATAATGGACATATCGCCATTGTTGGCTCAAACGCTACTACAACCTCATGTGGAGCTGACTGGGCTACCCAATTAAGTACACAGTTTTTAGCTGAATTTTCTACTGCACCTCAGATTGATTTTTATGTTACAGATTCAGAAATAAGCACATTCTTCAGTAGCACAATCACCTCTAATCCTCCAGCGGTATTATGGATACCGGACAACTGGAATCGCGCTTCCAGTACAGAAGATATTTTTACAGCCAACGCAGAAAAGATAGCAGACTTTGTCAATGGTGGCGGTGGTCTTTTTGCTAACTTTGGTTCATATGGATGGCTAACAGCCCTGTTACCGCAAGCAGTATACAATAATGGTGGATGCAACGGGGGGCCAGAAGCTACAACAGACGGTATTGCTGATTTTGGTCTTAGTAATACACTTGTCGCTGCATGCTGGCACGGTTATTTTACTGGTAATGTGGGCACATTAAAAACACTTGTAGACTATCCATATCCTAGCGCAAGTGACTCTAGAAAGTCTGTTTCTATTGGAGGCGGAAGCGTTTCTCTTCCTAGCTCTTTTATTCTTTCTTATAGCCCTCAGCAACCTCGTGCTGGTGAGCCAATTACAATTACCGCTACTGCGCAAACTTTAGCAGGAGTTCCACAGGCTGGAGTTACGGTTTCCATGACCGTCTCCTCTGGACCAGATTCAGGGCAAACTTTTACTGCAACCACAGATTCTAATGGAATAGCTAACATTACAGTTAATACAGCATCTCAAGGTACAGCAGTGTATACCGCTAGTGCAACGGTTAACGGTGTAGTTAAAGTTGTTTCAATTACAGTTTCCTGGGACCCTCCTGCCCCCACTACCACTATTGAAACGACAACTACCGTTGTTGCAACTGTTCCGGAAACAACTACAACTGAACCACAAATAATTGTAGATCCAACCACAACCACAATTCATGACCATAGCACTCATGACCATGGGACAGAGGATACCATAAGTGCACCTCTTCCAACAACTGGGCAAGATAGCAATTCTTCCATGGGCATTGGCGCTTTCTTGATTACTATAGGCATATCAATATTTATGTTTAATCGAAAGGTTTTAAAGAATGGCAAAGCCAACTGATAAAAAATGGATTCAGAAAGCAATTAAAAGACCTGGAGCTTTTACGGCTAAAGCTAAAAAAGCTGGAAAAACACCAGCAGCCTATGCGTCAGCTGTAACCAAGAATCCTGGTAGATACAGCAAGCTGACTGTCCAGCAGGCAAATTTTGCTAAGACTTTGAAAAAGATTACAAATAAAAATAAGAAAAAGAAGTGATTTAGGAGATTAAGATTATGATTTATCCATACATTAAACACGTTGTCCCAACTGCATTAAAGGCGCATAAGAATGGTCAGCTTCCTGAAAATCTGCTAGCTAATGTTAAGACTGGTGGACGGATGTATGCACCTGTAGCTGAAGAGTTCAATAAGATGTACGACGCTGCAATGGCTGCTGGTTTTAAGCTTCGCAATGTTGGAGATTATCGTTCATTTAAGAGTCAGTTGGATATGTTTCTTTCTCGCTACTCCACAACAGATCAGGGTCGTAGCCCACAGGTAACCCGTCAATATGAAGGTAAGACCTGGTATTTAAAGCCGGGTAATGCTCCGTCAGCTGCACCAGATCCCACTGGAGTCAAGGGCTCAAATCATGGTTGGGGTACAGCCATAGATCTTGGTTACGAGGCTAATGGGAAACTACAGTCAATGGGCGGAGCCTGCTTCGAGTGGATGTGTGCAAATGCTCCTAAGTGGGGCTTTTATCTTCAAACATCAGATAAGAACTCAAAAGAATTCGAAGCTTGGCACTGGCAGTACTGCCTAGGGGACGCTAAGCCAGATGGTTCAGCAGCAGCTCCAGTTGAAGCCATTGTTCCTTCCGGTGGATCAGTTGAGGCTGGCCCTATGGTATTCAATTATCCTGGAACACCAGTTAAGTTAGGCTCAAAAGGCGCAGCTGCTGCTTTAGTTCAGGGTGTTATCGGCGCTAAGACCGATGGCGACTTTGGTCCTAAGTCTGTTGAAGCCCTTAAAAAATGGCAAGCAGCAAATGGTTTAAAGGCTGACGGTGTTGTTGGTCCGGTGACATGGGATAAAATGTTCTGATGAAAAAAATAATACTTGTATTAACTGCAATTGTCGGAGCTTTTTGCATGGGTCTTTTAAGTGGTTGTAACGATTCGTATCGTTACCCATGTCAGGATCCAGCTAATTGGGAGAGTGCGGATTGTAAGCCACCTATTTGTGAAGCTTCTGGAACATGTCCAGAGGATATTTATGGGAGTATACCAGAATGAGTAATGTAAAAAAAAGATATACAAACAGTGAAATTAAAGCTAGAATGGTCTTCTTTGTAGGTGCAACTTTAGCTTTTACCTTTGCAGTCATAGTTGTTGGCGTTATGTATGCGCTTGTATTTGTGACTCAACCAATTGATCAGCAGTCGCCAAATGACAAGGCCTTTATTGATTCCCTATTAGTTCCAATCGTTCTATTCCTTTCCGGATGTCTTTCCGGCGTGCTTGCAGCTAATGGCCTAAAGGACAAAGAGAAGTCAAGCGGTAGCGGCTATGGAGTATATGATCAGGATCAAGAGTAATGGCACAAAGAAGAAATGTAGCAAAAAATCCTAAGCTATGGAGTCAAGCTAAATCTATGGCTAGATCAAAGTTTGATGTTTACCCTTCTGCCTATGCTAACGCATGGGCGGTAAAATGGTATAAGTCCAAGGGTGGAGCATGGAGAACGACATCTGCACCTAAAAAGAAAAAGTGATATACTATGGCTGGACCAAAAGGTGTTGGTTTAACTAAATGGTTTAATCAGAAATGGGTTAACATTGGTGCTCCAAAAAAGAATGGCAAGTGGCAGCCTTGTGGAACGTCTGGCAAAGGTGGCGGTTATGCAAAGTGCCTTCCTGTCGCCAAAGCCAATTCACTATCCTCTTCTCAGCGGAGAAGTGCGGTTCAAAGAAAAAGGTCTCAAGGCACTCCTTCGAAAGGTGTTAAAGGGCAAGCTCCAAAAAATGTTGCTACCTTTAAAAAGAAAAAGAAAAAATAATGGATGAAGTTTTTTCTGGCTTTATGCCAGCAATAAAAAATATCGAAATTACTGGTCAGACACCAATGATAACTGGAGATGGATCATTAATTAATGGGCACATAGTAAAGATAACTTTGGGCGACGACAAAGAAATAATACTTTCGCTCATGGAGGATCAGCTTCAAAAATTGTTTTTTGTTATATTGAAAGTGTTAAACGCATAATTACTTATTATAATGGTGGCACGATGTGACAGTATGAGCATCGTGCCACCATTTGTGTTATAATGTATAAGTATATGTAGTATTCAACCGATGTTACTCAAATAAAGAGACGGTGCTATTATGGCAAAAATTTTATATTATGATATAGAAACAGCTCCAAACTTAAGTTATGTTTGGGGTCACTTTGAACAAAATGTTATTGAGCACGACAGAGAATGGTATCTGCTATGCGTTTCCTATAGATGGGAAGGCGACAGTAAGACACAGGTGTGTTCTTTAATTGATTTTCCTGACGCATATAAAAAAGATCCAGAAAATGACTTCTTTGTTGCCAAGAAGCTATGGGAATTAATAGATGAAGCCGATATTGTTATTGCTCATAATGGCGATAGATTTGATATGCGCAAAGCAAACGCTAGATTTGTTTACCACAATCTTGGTCCAACATCTCCAGTTAAACAAATTGATACCTTAAAAGTTGCTAGAAGATATTTCATGTTTAATAGCAATAAGTTAGATCACCTTGGTCAGCACTTGGGTGTTGGAAGAAAAGTTGATACGGGCGGCTTTGAAACATGGGCCGGATGTATGCGTGGTGATTTGAAAGCCTGGAAACTAATGACCAAGTATGCAAAGCAGGATGTCGATTTGTTACGTAAAGTTTATATGAAGCTAAGACCTTGGATGACTAATCATCCAAATCTCAACGTTTATTCTGGCGAATGCAGTTGTCCGACATGTGGGTCAGACGACCTCCAGCGTAGAGGTCAACGCTATACTCAAATAGGAACCTATCAACAGTGGTTCTGTAACTCATGTGGAGCATGGAGCAGAACTAGATTGTTAGAAGATGTAGAGCGCCCAGGCATAGTTCCCTGATATATTTAGGAGAGGTGCCAGAGCACGGTTGAATGGAACATCCTGCTAAGATGTCGACACCCTTAAAAGTGTCCGTGGGTTCAAATCCCACCCTCTCCGCAAAATGTTTTTGTAAAAAGGAAAGATATGAATAATCCAGAAGTGTCAGTTGTATTAACTAGCTATAATAAGCCAAGCTATTTAGAAAAAGCAATACATTCAGTCATTCAGCAAACCTACGATAATATTCATTTAATTATTGCAGAAGACAATTCCCCAAACACAAAAGTCATGGATGTAATTCGTGATGTTGTTGATAATTATCGTGGAGATAAAAGAATAACATTCTTTAATTCATTTATCAAAGAGCAAGATAGGTTAAATACCGCCAGATATGCTACTCAGATAAACACCGCAGTTCGTTTATATTCAAGATCAAAATACATTTGCTATTTGGCGGACGATGACTTTTATTATCCTGAGATGATTGAGAAAATGGTTTTTTCAGCGGAAAAAAATAAACATGATGTTGTCTTCTGCGCACAACACATCCTAGATGCAGATGGCAATATTGATGGCTGGGGATTAGATGGTAGAGGCGTTAGATGGTTTAGTTCACCTTTGGAAAGAGGCGCTGATAAGTTAGACCATAATCAAGTCATGACAACTAGAAGAGTGTTTGATTTAGTAGACGGATGGGACGATCACCCGCACGCCTGGTCCGGCGCTGATGCATACTTCTTTGATAGAATAGAAAAAAATGGATTCTTATTTCATCCAATAGATTATGATAAACCTTTGCAGGGGAAAGTTTATAGGGAAAAGTCAGTGCAGTGGAACTGCACAAACGGTTTCATGCCGACAATGGGAGAAGATAGAAATGTCTAATGTATGGGCAGTTGGAATGGCAAGAGATGAGGGTGATATCATATATCACACCATGATTCATCTCGCTGCAAATAAAGTAAACGGAATTATTATTGCAGATAATTTATCCAAAGATAATACCTGGGAACAAATGAATCTAGCCAAGGAGCACATACAATCGCATGGATGCGATACTCAAGTTGTTCTTTTAAAAGATGATGTTGTCGGATATACTCAAAGTGAAAAGATGACCGCTCTAGCGCAAAGAGCTAGAGAAAATGGTGCACAGTGGATTATTCCTTTTGATATAGATGAAATTTGGTTTTCGCCAAATCAAACTCTTTCTGATGCCTTCAGTCAACTAGATGCCGAAAACGTTGACGTATATAGAACGTTATACACAAATCATTCCGTAACAGAATATGACACCCCAGGGAAATCGCCATTTCATTCAATGCAATATAAATGGGATCTCCCAACAAACCATAAGAGCTGCTTTAGGTTTAGAAAAAACGATGCTTTTGTCAAGATTTCAAATGGAAATCATTTTGTTCAACATAACGGTGGGAATATTGGCGCTAATGTCAACGTTTACATTGACGATTATGGTCATGATCGGATTGTTTTTGGTCCACAGATTCTTGCCATTAGACATTTCCAGTGGAGATCTCTTGATCATTTTATTAAAAAAGTGACGAATGCCTATGAAGCGTGTAAAGCTCTTCCTAGCAATCATGATTTATATAAAGGTGCTGCATGGTGGCAAGAGTTTGAAGAATTCGAAGCAAATGGCGTACCTGGCTTAGAAAAAATGTATTACAAAAATATTTTAGTACAGGGAGATTTGGGCAGATTGATACATGACCCAGCCCCAATAATGGAGTTGTGATGAATAAAGTTTCTTTGATAATAATAACTGACGGCAGACAAGCATGTATTTCTGAAACAATACCGTCCATGCGTAAAAATTTAAACTATAATTTTTATGAGAAAATAATAATTAATGATTCAGCAGATCTTAGATATCATCAATATTTAATGTCTAATTATCCAGATTTTCGTATAGTTTCACATGAAACTAGAAGAGGTTTGGCTGGAGCAGTACAGTCAGCATGGACTTCCGTTTCTCGTGATTCAGATTATATTTTTCATTTAGAAGATGACTTCTTGTTTAATCAGGAAATCAGTATTGAAAATCTTATATCACTTCTTGAATCTAATCCTAATCTTGTTCAAATGGCTTTGGTGCGCGCTCCGGTTAATCCGCCCGAAGAAGAGGTGGGCGGATTTGTCTTTCAACACTTAGAAGACTACACTCAAAAGGATGGCTTTTTTGAACATGGTAGATTGTTTACTTTAAATCCTTGTTTGTATCCAATGTCTACCGTAAGAATGGGGTGGCCAGATCATGGTGGCGAATCTGAATTCACTTCAAAAGTTCACTCGTTAAATGACAGTTATAGATTTGGTTTTTATGGAGAAATATATGATAAGCCATATGTGACGCATATTGGTGGAAGAAGAAGTGAAGGATGGTTCCTATAAATGCAAAAAGAAATTATAGTAAATAAAAATAATATTTCCTTTAAAGTAGAAGACAGCAAAGAGCTCCATCAAGATGTTGGTTATAATTTTTGGTCAGAAAAATATTCTTCTTGGGAGAATAGCACTTTTCAAGTATTAGATAAGTATTTATCAAAAGATAAAGATTATTTAGATATAGGCTCATGGGTTGGACCAACGGCAATCTACGCTTCATTTCTAAGCAGAAGAGTATTTGCCGTAGAGCCAGACCCTACCGCCTATAAGATCCTGCAAAAAAATATTTCCTTAAACTCAATTACCAATATAATTCACTTTAACGCCGCTGCTTCAAATTTACAAACAGCTTACCTCAAACCAAATAGGTTCTTTGGAGATTCAATGACAAGAGTCTCAGAGAATGCATCTTCGGGTATTGCTGTTAAAGCAATGGGTCTAGATGAGTTAATTTCGCTTGGAGATTTTTCTTTAATAAAAATTGATATTGAGGGACACGAGTTTCAACTAATCAAAGAATACATAAAAGTTTTAAACCAAGCAAAGATACCATTATTTTTATCTCTGCACACTCCCTTTTTTAATAATGGCGAATCCTTACTTAAAGAACTCACGCAAAATCTTGCTAATACAAAACAGGTATTTGATGAGCAGGGTAGAAAAATAAGCTTAGAACAAATAGACAGTAGTTTTGGAAGTTATTTATTTTTGTGGTAGTTTTATGGATTTAATAATCATTGGAGCGGGCGGACATGCTGTTGACCTGACCTATCTATCTGAAAATGATAAATATATTAAATGGAACATTATAGGTTATCTAGATGATGATCCGGTAAATAGGTATAGCGACAAGACGATAGGGCCGGTTTCATCGCTGAGCGTTTATTTAAATAAATATAAAAATTTAAAATATTGTATTGCCATTAACTCCTCAATAATAAGAAAAAAAATAGACTTACTCTATGGAGACGATGAAAAGTCAGCTAATTTGATCCATGAGACAGCTTTAATAGGTAGCGAGTGCTCATATGGTAATGGCATTACTATGGGGCCATATTCTTTATTAACAACAAATGTTAAGATAGGCAAGCATGTCCATATTAATTCTGCAGCGTCGATTAATCAATCTAGCTTTATAGGAGACTACTGCACGGTAAGTCCCGGCGTTAGGGTTTGTGGGGATGTTAAAGTTGGCGACACCACTTCTATAGGGGCTGGCGCAGTGATTATTAATTTCAAATCAATAGGAAGAGAATGTACACTGGGCGCTGGCACTGTAGTCATAGATAATATAAGCGATCATACAACTGTAGTCGGAGTGCCCGGTAGGGAAATAAAGAAGTTTGGCGAATATATTTAAGCTAGATTAGTTACTATATTGTTGTTAAATATTATGTAAGGAGTAAGTCATGGCCGGAAAAAAACCCGCAAAGAAAAATGTATCCAATACACCCGTAGCTACTTTAAAAGTAGAGCAACCAGGTAAGCCAGTATTATATGTCGGATTAAAAGGTGTTTCCTTTACTTGTCCAACATGTAGTCGTCAACTCCAGCGAGGTATGGTTTACGAGCATAATAATCAAAAATTTTGTTCAAGAAATTGTATCAAGTAATATATAGCAATGTTTTTCCCTGCGCAAGAGTTTGAGCCAGAGTATGTACCAAAAGTTGGACTAACGCCATTTGAAGTTTCAAAAACAGTTTCCCATAAAGGTACTCCAATATTTCAATTGACAGATACAGCCGATATGGCTAGTGATGATTTATTGAAATATCTTTCAGGATTAGATCCAAGAATTCTTGAGAATATGCCACAAGAAGTAATGGATGAGATTAATTCTGGGAATATAAGCCATATTTTTCAAACTGATCCATCTACATCTCAAAAATATTTAGACATGACTCCTTCTGAGCAAAAAGCTCTTGAAGGCAAAGGGTCCATATACCTCAGAACAAAAGAGGGAAGAACAGCTAGATTTAAGCTTCCAGAAATATCTGACGGAGATGCTGGATGGAATGCCAATAAGGGTAATTCCATTTTTATGGATCAAACAATTTATGATACTACAGAAAATACAAGAAGCTTATCTGCAGCTGAAGCGCTTAAAAAAAATGTTCAAAGAGGAGAAAGGGCTGCAGAAACTGTAGATGAAAAAATATTAAGATCTAATGTAGTCGAAGAGATTTTATCTGGTTCAAAAACTTTAACTGGCGCTGGCTCAGGAGTTGCCGTCCCTACCGCTACAGTGACTACTGGACCTACACCCGGAGCAGTTCCTCCAACACCTACGGTAACAACTGGGCCTACGCCCGGAGCAGTTCCTCCAACACCTACGGTAACAACTGGGCCTACGCCCGGAGCATTTCCTCCAACACCTACGGTAACAACTGGGCCAACTCCACCTAAGAAACCAATTGGCAGACCTGTTATATCAGCTAATACTACTGCTCCAACACCAACTGCTGCTGGAGCTCAGCAAACAGCACAAGCTACAACTCAATCAGGAAATGCAACCCCACCACCAAAGGCTACAATACATTCCAATGCTCCAACGCCACCAAGGCCGTCTAGTGGTGCACCGGCAAAAGCACCTGGGAAAATGAGAGCATTAGCTGATGATGTTTCTGCAGCAGTGACCAAAGGTCCAAACGGTGCCAGAAATTTAAAGATGCTCGGCATAGCTGGTGCCCTTGGTGTAGCTGGTTTTGGTTTATCTCGTGGCACTCGTTCTGTTCAAGACGAAAATGAAACAAATAAAAGATTAGAAATGCAGCGCAGAGGAATTATATAGTATAATATCGTTACTATATGTATTAAATCTAAATAGGAGAATATCATATGTCAATTTATTGGTTAGCCGAATTTCTAGAGCAAATGGAACAAAAGCTTGCTCCAGCAGAAGCAGAGTATGTTAACGCCATGATTGGCATTGTTGGCAAGTATGGCAAGTTAGCCAATGGTGACGCTAATGGCATATGGGTTGGCTATGTGCCTGCAATGGAAAATGATAACCTTCCAATAGGTGTCAAGTGTGGAAACTGCGCCTTCTATGAAGGCAATGGCGTGTGCAAGATTGTTGCTCAAACTGTAGAGGAAGATGGTTATTGTAGACTCGCTGCAATTTGGCAGGGCGCAGTAAAAGGTGGACCTAAGGATGAATAATTATTGGTTATCAGAATATTCTAATGGCGATGATGAAGAAATGCCAGAAGACGAGATGCCTGAGGAAGAACCTGAGGACGAAGAGGATCCAGATGATCCTGAGGAAAAATTAAATCCTCGTCAAAAAATGATGTATGATCACTATGAGCATTTAGTGGAAATGTTTGGCAAGTTTGACCAAACAGCTAAAGCTAACGGTGCACACTACGCACCGTCTAAGTTAAATCCTTTTATTAAACAGGGAATGGTTTGTTCTAACTGTGTATTTTTTATGGGTGGACAGGGATGCGAAATTGTAGCTGGGAAGATAGAGTCAAACGCTATTTGTAAGCTGTGGATTATTCCTGAAGATCTTATAGTTAAATAAGATCAATCAGAATCATCCATTTCTTTTTTGATCACAGCGCCAAATAGAACTATTATCAATGTAATAACGCTGATCTTTATGCCCCATGTTTGTATGTCGCCAGACAAAGTAATGAGAACCAATATAGTTCCAGCTATTGTCCAAGCTTGTTCGTAAAGTGCAGTTATTAATTTAGTCATAAATTTTTTCATTATTATATCTCCCTGTTGTTATCTTCTTCTTGGAGCTCCAGCTACTGGAGCAACGGCTATAACTGCACCAGCAGCTATGACCGCTCTTCTTTGTCCTACATTTATGCTGGAACCCAGAGGCACATAAGTATTTAAGCTTCCGGAACCAAATATATTTATTTCTTCTTCAAATGAAGAACGTACTTCTTCTGGAGCATCTTGCACCGCACCAATAATCTCCAAAGCTTGCTCTTCTGTTATTTCATCTATCGGAATTTCAGCAAAGATCTCATCTGCTTGATCTCCGTCGATAGAAGATAGTACCTCTGCACTTGTAGCAATCTCAGTTGCTTGATCTTCTGTTATTCCATTTTCAATAATTGCATCGACGGCTTCTTGAACTTGCTCATCAGTGACTGTGTCACTGCTTAAGACATCAACTAGTTCTTCGAATTGTTCATCACTTAATGGTTGATCTAAAACAGCGTCGATAACTGCAGTAAATTCTTCATCGCTTAGTGGCTCTTCAAACACTGTATCAAGTACTTCGGCAAAGGCTTCGTCACTTAGTTCTTCTGTAAACACTTGATCAATAACTTCTGTAAACTGTTCTGCAGATAGATCGCCAGATAATAATTCTGTAGCTGCAGCGACCAGCTCTTCTTCATTATCAGCTGAAGTTAAAATTTCATCTACGGCATTGGCAAATTCTTCTTCAGTTAGATTTCCAGATAAGATTTCATCTACTTGATCAGATATCTCTTCTGGAACCGTAGTTTCGGGTTCTGGTTCTGTGATTTCTGGTTCAGGAATAATTATTTCTGGCTCTGTAGTTTCAGGTTCGGGTATTGTGATTTCTGGTTCAGGAATAATTACCGGCGGTTCTGTATCCGGAGGGATAACAACTGGAGGAATAACTTCTGGCTCAGTTGTAGTTGTAGTTTCTGGTTCTGTTACAACTGGAGCTTCAGTAGTAGTTGTCTCTGGTTCTGTAGTTGTTGTTGGAGGTTCTGTAGTTGTGGTAGTAGTAGTGGTCGTAGGCGGCGGTGGTGCGCTAACTACAAATTGAATACCAGAGGACGGTTGTGAGTACACACCGGTTGTGTCGTTATCTGCGCGAACCGTGAAGGTATACTCAGTGCCAAGACCACCAGTTCCCTCAAATAGTGAATAGCCAAGAAATATCTCGGTATTTAATGCGCTTGCATCGCCAACATTTCCGGTTGCAACGCCCCATCCAGCAGAGCCAGTGCTCCATGAGATTGCATACCGCTCTGGAGAAACTCCAGTATCGTCGTTTGCCACTTCCCAGTCAACAAGTACACCCTCACCGGTGTCTGTGACAGTAACGCTCTGGGGAACTCCAAGAAAGTTGGGTATAGTTGTTGTAGTTGTAGGTGTTTCGCCGGAAGTACCAAGAATACGAATGTAATACCCGCACCAGTTACTTCCCCAGTCATAGGTTGAGACGCCATTTGCAGTACTACCTACATAGGATGGGTAGTTGTCTACCAGATATGGTTCAATGATCGCGGTTTCGCCAACGTCAATTAAACCAGCGTGAACAGCAGCTGAAGAAAACGTTGAGTCATCTGTGTAGGGATTGGAACCCCAGATTGCGCCACCAGAAGTTCCAGTGACAGTAAAGGCTTGATATGGACCGCAGCCATTATTTCCAGGAGTAAAAGGCAGTGGTGCTGGAGTGATAGATAAATTTACATTATCAATGCTCGGACCGTAGTGCCCAGCCCAGTATCCATTGTCTATACCACTAAAGGTTATTGTAGCGGTTGTTGCTCCCTCAGGAATGGTAATGGACAAACTGAAGTTTTCCAGGTTATGGGAAATAGATCTAGTGACCGTAGCTGAAGCGGGAGAGGGGGAGTCTGAGGATAGAGTTGCTGTCCAGGTGTCTGACACAGCACCTTGGCCTATGCTATTCGTCGTACTATTATTAACCACAAATGAAAAATTTATAATCTCTCCTGGTGTGACAGGAATAGATTGAAAAACTTCGCCCGTTTCATAAGAAAATTGCAAAGAGCCATTGAATAAAACTCCAGAGCCTCCGTTCTGGGAGACAGTCCATCCGGAGGATCCATTAAAGTCTCCATTGACAAAAGTGTTACTTGCTTGCGCACTGGATAGTGGTGCAAAAAATCCTACAACAGCTATACTTACCGTTGATAATCTAAATAAATTACTTATAAAATTCCGCATAAAGACTCCCATCCTCTTGTGCAATAGTAAGACTAAACTCCTTGAATCAAATTGACTTTAACTAGCGCAAAGCTGAAAAATATGTTACTATTGTTCTATAAAGCGCTTACTTTATCTATTTTTATAGAGGTTTTTAATGGCCAATACCCTTGTTATAAAAAATTCAGGTACTTCTACGTCCGTACCCTCTGCTCTGACTCATGGTGAAGTAGCAATCAATTATGCAGACGGTAAAATATTTTATAAAAACGCATCTAATACTATCGTTGCTTCTAAATTAATTACTGCAATTACTGGAACAACAGATCAAATAAATGTAACTGAAACATCTGGTTCTTTTGCAATTAGCTTACCATCCTCTATATCAGTTACCAATAATGTAACTGCTGGAGGCTATCTTATTTCTAACAACTCATCTGGTGATGAGGGTGGTGAAATATTCCTAAAGAAAGCTGTTACAAATACCACTCTGACTGGTGGTGTTACCATTGATGTCTATCAAAACAGGCTTCGTTTTTTTGAGCAGGGGGGGACAGCCAGGGGTTTTTATATTGACATAAGTACTGGAGGCAATGGTGCCAGTACGGACATTCTTGCTGGCGTACAGGGCCCCCAAGGTGCCCAAGGCCCCCAAGGTGCAACTGGATCACAAGGCGCTACCGGCCCTCAGGGTACACAAGGCCCCCAAGGTGCTACGGGTTCCCAGGGTTCACAAGGGCCACAGGGGGACATTGGCCCCCAAGGTGCCACAGGTCCCCAAGGTTCTACTGGGCCACAAGGTTCTACCGGTCCCCAGGGAGATGTGGGTCCACAGGGTGCACAAGGAGCAACAGGATCTCAAGGCCCGCAAGGGGCAGTAGGAGCACAGGGAGCTACTGGGCCCCAAGGTTCAACTGGAGCACAAGGCGCTACGGGTCCACAAGGAGACGCTGGACCCCAAGGCGCAACTGGCCCCCAAGGTTCTACGGGAGCACAAGGGGCAACTGGAGCACAAGGACCACAGGGTGATATTGGTCCACAGGGGGCAACTGGACCACAAGGTGCACAGGGAGATGTTGGTTCACAAGGGGCTACTGGCCCCCAAGGTGCTCAAGGTGCCACAGGCGCGCAAGGCCCACAAGGCGCTACTGGCCCCCAAGGTGCCACTGGACCTCAGGGTTCAACTGGAGCACAAGGCGCTCAGGGTCCAGTTGGTGGAGATGGTCCACAGGGTGACGTTGGCCCTCAAGGCGCTACTGGCCCTCAGGGAGCAACAGGGGCTCAGGGTCCACAGGGGGCTACCGGAGCACAAGGCTCAACGGGAGCCCAAGGAGCTACAGGCGCCCAAGGACCGCAAGGTCCTCAAGGAGATATAGGTCCTCAGGGAGCTACTGGTGCCCAGGGAGCTACTGGTGCCCAAGGAGCCACGGGGGCACAAGGTGACACTGGACCACAGGGTTCGACTGGACCACAAGGAGATGTGGGTCCTCAAGGTGCAGTTGGCTCACAGGGAGCTCAAGGTGCAACGGGCCCCCAAGGTGCTACTGGCCCCCAAGGTTCTACTGGTCCTCAGGGGCCACAGGGCCCACAAGGAGATACTGGCCCGCAAGGTGCAACAGGTGCACAGGGTGCCACAGGCGCCCAAGGACCGCAAGGAGCTACTGGTTCTCAAGGCGCACAAGGAGTCCAGGGTTCACAAGGGCCACAAGGCCCAGTCGGAAACCTTAACTCACACGAATCAGTAAGAACCGCTACAAATGCAGCCCTTCCCAACTCTCCTACATATACTGCTGGTACTGCTGATGACAATAACGGAACTGGCGATGGCGCGTATCTTCAAGCATCAACATTTGGTGCTCTTGTTGTTGACTCACGTACTGTTGTTGCCAACGACAGAGTTCTCGTTAAAAACCAAATTAACCAAATCCATAACGGTATCTATGTTGTAACAACAGTTGGCGACGGCTCTACATATTGGCGACTAACTCGTACCTCCGACTTTGACAATACCGATGGTACAGAAGTTCAAAACGGTGACTATGTTTTTGTTTCACTAGGAACAGCAAATACGGGTACATCTTGGATGATGAACTCAATCGGTACGAATCCAGACAATTCAATAATTATCGGAACAGACGGAATGAACTGGGTTAATGTTGGTGGTGCTGGTCCACAAGGCGCTCAAGGACCGCAAGGTGCTGGTGGAACAATTGCATACTGGGGTTCATTTTGGTCAAATCAAGATCAAACCGCAGTAGCTGCAAATACAGCTTATGCAATAACTTATGATAATTATGATTCTAATAATTTTGGAGTAACACTTTCTAATAATTCAAGAATTAATTTCGGTTATGCTGGCGTATATTCTTTGACTTTCTCAGTCCAATGGGCAAACAGTGATAGTCAGATTCATGATGCAAATATCTGGTTTAAGAAGAATGGTTCTAATATTCCTGACTCAGATAGCCGATGGAGCGTTGTTGAAAGCCATGGCGGAACAGATGGTAGAGCCATAGGTACAGTTAACCTGGTCTTAAGCCTCAATGCTAATGACTATATTGAGTTGTTTTGGCAAACAACAAATACTGGTATATCACTTGATTATTTTCCAGCAGTTTCTCCAGCACCAGCAATTCCTTCTATTATATTTACCGCTGTTCAGGTTACCTATACACAAGTTGGACCTCAAGGGCCCCAAGGTGCAACGGGTTCTCAGGGGGCAACTGGACCCCAGGGCGCTACAGGCGCTCAAGGTGCTACTGGAGCGCAAGGGTCACAAGGTGCTACTGGAGCTCAGGGAGCCACAGGTGCCCAAGGAGATACAGGACCGCAAGGTTCAACAGGCGCTCAAGGTCCAATAGGACCTCAGGGTGACACTGGACCTCAGGGCCCTCAGGGATCTGTTGGCCCTCAAGGAGCCACTGGTCCTCAAGGAGCCACAGGTCCCCAAGGTGCAACTGGCCCACAAGGAGATGTCGGGCCCCAAGGTGCTACAGGTGCCCAGGGTGCAACCGGACCACAGGGGGCACAGGGAGCCACAGGTCCTCAGGGCGCAACAGGCGCCCAAGGTGCTACTGGCGCTCAAGGAGATGTTGGTCCACAGGGTTCCGTGGGTCCACAGGGACCACAAGGTTCTATTGGACCTCAAGGTGAAACGGGGTCACAGGGTGCAACTGGTCCACAAGGTGCTACTGGTGCCCAAGGTGCTACAGGAGCCCAAGGCGATACTGGTCCCCAAGGTTCAACTGGACCACAGGGACCACAGGGTGACACAGGTCCTCAAGGTTCAACTGGTGCTACTGGCCCCCAAGGAGCTACCGGTGCTCAAGGTGCTACTGGCCCTCAAGGCGCCACTGGCCCTCAAGGCGCCACTGGCCCACAAGGTGATATCGGTCCTCAGGGTGCCCAAGGAGCCACAGGCCCTCAAGGAGCTACAGGCGCTCAAGGAGCTACCGGTCCTCAAGGTGCTACAGGTCCCCAGGGAGACATGGGACCGCAAGGATCAACAGGTCCACAAGGGCCCCAAGGTGCAACTGGAGCACAAGGTGCTACTGGTCCAGTAGCTGGTTCTGCTAATCAAGTTGTCTATAAAGATGGTTCTAATGCAGCTGCTGGCAGCGCAAACCTTACCTTTGACGGAACACGCCTAACAGCAGCAGCCTTAACGGTTGATACAAATACTCTTTATGTTGATGCAACTAATAATCGTGTTGGTGTTGGCACTTCTTCACCATCTGTTGAGCTCGATGTTCTTGGAACTCAAGTTATTCGTGTGGCATCCACGCAAGATGGTATTCAGTTGGCCGGTCGTGCTGGCGGAACTGGATCATTGTCTACAAAATTTATACCAACTACGTTGACCGCAAACAGAACATTAACTTTACCAAATAAATCTGGAACTGTTGCTACAACAGCTGATATTGGTCTTGTTTACTTGTCAAGTGGCACATTCTCTGGCGCAACAGTAGTCAACTTGCAGTCAATATTTTCGTCTACTTATGATAATTATCGTCTTGTATTAACAAACTTGCAAGCAGCAAGCGGAGACTTTTATCTCTTCTATATCAATATGCTTTCTGGTGGCACAGCAGCAGCAACAGCTTACTACTACGCTATGCAGGGACTTACATTTGGCGGAGTCGCAGACAATTATACTGGGCAAAATTCAAGCATAGGAGTATGTGGTGGAATATCTAACTCGGATATTCATATTGTTATGGATATATCTCGCCCATTTGTTGCAGATAGAACAATTATTTCAGCGCACTGTGCGTCGGCATGGGGTAACTATACATCCACTGTTCAACATACAACGGCATCGTCTTATGATGGAATACAGCTTAACAATTTCAGATTAGGAGCAAGCACTGTCAATCTTTCTGGAACATGGAAACTTTATGGATATACAAACTAATAGGAGATTAAAATGCCACGTGTGAAATACACATATGATGGTTCAACTGAAACGGAAACGACAGCAAACTTTTCTGGAGCAGAAGAAACCGCTCAGGATGCACTGGATGCATCGAATCAGTCTGATTACAATACAAACTCTAAACAAGTTAGTAGAGATATAGCCGATAATCGTCGGTTTATAATGGAGGTCATCTAATGGCGTTGCAAATGAAAAGGCTATCTGGTCCAGAAAATTTTGCTGTAGCAGACACCGCAGAAGATTTATATACAGTTCCAAGAAATACTGGTTATACTACAACTGCTGTTATTAAAGAGATTATATTATGTAATACCGCAGCATCTAGTGCAACAGTGACGCTTTGGTTAAAGCCTAAGAATGTTACGGTAGGCACCGATCATATTTTTATCAATTCATTAACACTTGCTGCAAACGAAACTGTTACACTGTCAACATCCTTAGTTTTAACTAATTCTGATAATACAGCTGGTGATACTTATTCTGATAAAATAAGAGGTAAAGCTAGCACTACTACGGTTAATTATATGATCAATGGATATGAAGAATACTGATAATTATGGGAAAGTTTATTAGAGTTAACAATACTACAACTGGTGTGAGTTTTGTTGGTGGCACTTCGTCTACATACTCTGATTTACTAACATTGGGTAACCTAGTTGACGTTGCTGATCAAATATACGGATCAGGAGCCGATGGTTCTGTTACCTTTGATGGTTCAAGTACCGTCTTATCAATGGCCCCATCAACTTCAGTATACACTATGACAAGGGATATATATTGCTATAATTTAACTTTGTCAGCAAACGTTCGTTTAAATCCAGCTGGATATAGAATATTTGTACAAAATAGTTTAACTTTTGGTAGTGGTTCTACTATAGGTTTCACAACAGGCTTTTCTACTGCCGGATCAATTCAGCAAGGGGGCGCAAACAATACTGCTGTCACCCATAGTCTTGGTGGTTCTAGCGCTACTCAAACTGCAACTGCACCGACAGCTGCAACTGGTGGCACTGATTATTATAAGCAGTCGTTCCAAGCTGTCCGAGGCTACTCCATAACAGGGTCCTCAACTACTCCAACCTTTTTGCGTGGTGGAGCTGGTGGCGTTTCTGGAGCTGGTGGTGGCGTTGTAATACTCGCAGCAAGATTTATCACTGTTTCAAGTGGCACTGGTTATATTAAGGCACCAGGTACAAGCGGTTCTGGTGGCGGTGGTGGCGGAGCAATTATTGTCATATCTTCATCCGCAGCTTTAAATAGTGGAATAACAACTGACGTTACTGGTGGAACCAGCTGCGCTGCCGGAAATGTTATTTATTGTCAGGTAGCTTAATTATGAGTAACCGTATTCGTAGACTTAATCAAACTAAAACTCAACGTGATGATTCTATTTTTGGTGAAGGAACAGACGGTGATGTAACCATAACTAGTGGAACTACATATTTAACTAAAGATATGTATTACACTAATTTAACAGTTGATTCTGGAGCAACATTATTTACGAATGGATTTCGTATATTTGTTAACGGAACACTTACAAATAATGGCACCTTAGGTATGCCCGCGGCAACTTTGTCAAATATTTCCGATGGATCAGGCACAGTATCTGGTAGACAGAACGCATTAAACCCAGCAAGCGCCTGGGGCACAAGTAACACAACAATTGATCCCACAGTCCTGCATGATTTAGACGATTCAATTTCTGGCTGGCTTATAACAAGCGCTGGAACAATAACAAAAATTGGTGGCGGTTCTCTTGGCACTTCCGGTACATCGGGAAACGTTACAGCAGCAACAGGACCATTTGCTGGGAACGCTGGTAACTTTATCGGAGCAACTGTTGGTCAAGCTGGTGGTGCCGGAAATGCTGGCACTGCGGGAAATGCTGCTACTGCTGGAACGGGCGGAGTTGGCGGGCCTGGTGGAGGGCTGGTAATAATTATTGCAAAAACTATAGCTGGATCTGGAACAATAGTTAGTTATGGTTATGCAGGCGGCGCAGGCAATCCAGCAACCCAAGGTAATCCCGGTTCAGCTGGAAACCCCGCACCAAATATAACTGGATATCATAATTCTGGTAACTTTCCACATAATGCTGGTGGTACTATTGTTAATCCAACTTCTGGTACTCCACACCCTTCTGGGCATAATGCTGGATCACACCCCCATCCATCTGGAGCGCATCCGCATCCAGATGGCGGCCCTCATGCTAACCCTCATAATGCGGTTCTTCATACCGCAACCGGGCACCATAATGCATCGAACACACATATCCACGCGCCCCATGGGCACAATGCCGTAACACATCGATCTGCCCCATATGTAACATATGTTTTAGGTCATAATGGTGGTTCCGCTCATAACTCTGGTCACGGCAGTCATCCCCATGGTGTTAATGGACATAGAGTTTCTGGTCATAATGGAAACTCAAATGCATCTCATGGCTCCCATGCATCAGGAATTAGTGTTAACTCAATTGGCTTCAGCAACCATAATGGAACGGTAAACAAAAACTCAACAATTAATTCTGGTCATGGCCATCACGCTGGCAATCATAACGCTGGCAATCATCCATATTCTCATCCATCAGGATCATTTCCTAATAACCCAGCTTCTCACCACAATGGACACGTTTACACGAATGCAGGACATGGTCACCACCATGTCGCTGCTGCATCGCACCCCGCTACAAATGCTCCGCATACTAACATTCCTAGCGTTGGATTAAACTCTGGCCACAATGGCGTCCAGCACCACCACGCAGGGCATCATCCACACCCTGCTGGATCACATCCGCACCCTGCTGGTAGTACAGGGCCATCTCCCCATAGTGGCACACCTCATCCTTCTGGCCACAACGCTGGTAGTCATCCCCACAGTGCTGCTACCGTTAATGTAATAACAGGAGCTGTAACCAGTAATAGAACTAGTGCCCCAAGTCATAACGCTACAAATGTTAACTTTAGTGGTGGTACTGGTGGAGCAGCTGGAGCAGCAGGTGCTGCCAATGCAGGAAATCCAGGAAATCAAGGTAGTACAGGTGGAATAATTGTGGTTACAAGAAATCCTGGAAATGTTTCACCACAAATAGGCCATTCAAATTATTCAAAAATAATAGATATTTAACACAAATATGGTATAATATAAGGAAAACAAGGAGTAAAAATGACATTTTTTAATTCAATTACAAATGAACGCAAAATCCAAATTCTTACTTTAAGAATATCCTCTCTTAAAGAGCAACTATGGATGATTCTAATAGACGCTGGTTTAATTCCAGAAGAATTAGATATGGCTGCATTTGATCCTGAAACAGATATTTCAGAGGAAAATGCACATTATAGAATACAAGTATCTCAAACATTAGATCTAATTAATAAAACTGAATTAATTAAGTCTGGAATTACGGTTTGATATGAAATTTGTTGAGCACGCTCCGTGCATTGTTCAGTATGATAATATTTTTAAAGCAGAAAAGTTTTTAGAATTATTAGAATCTGAGTGCAATGAATCATGGGGCTATCTAAGCTGGCAACGTTCAACTGTCGGCACTGGTGAAGTCTCAGATATGCGTACATCTTTTGGCTGCGAACTTTCTCCTCTAAGTGTAGATAACATTGAAGTTGATAGAGTCAAGCCTCTTGTTGAAGAGTGGAGAAATTTGTGGTCCAAAATAGACCCAATTGTTTGGGATTATAGAAATAATTTTGAATTAGACCTAGAAGCTGATGAGGGCTATAGAGTGCTCAAATACAATGGTGGCGCAGAATATAAAGCTCACCATGATCATTTTAGGACAAACGAAAGAAGTTTAAGCCTAGTTGCATTTCTTAATGATAATTATACGGGTGGTAATTTAGTCTTTCCAAAATTTAACGTATCAATAAAACCAAAAGCCGGAAGTGTAATACTATTTCCTTCCAACTTTCCGTATACCCATATAGCTGAACCTGTTGGTAAAAGCGACAATTCAATTAAATACTCTTTAGTGACGTGGTTTAGATGAATCCAGAAGACGAATATCCAAATATTGAATCTTTTCCAGAAACCAACTTTGATCATACATCTGGTAGATACATAACTGATAATGAAATTATTAACTGCACTATGTTAGATGCTTCTTTTATATTTAACCTGGAGAATGAAGAAGATGGGATATAATTTACAAAATGATTTTGATTACGTTAGCAACACATTGCTAACAATGGCATCCGTTGTTGGGGTTGACATTAATAATCTTTCCGATGTTACTCTCAATGATTTAATGGAGGCATGTGCTAATACATTTGGTAGCGCAGAACATAATCAAGATTCCCCAATTGCATCGGCTCAGTATGCAGAATTAAGAAGATATCAGGCCTCCTTTAAAAGATTTTGGTATATGTATAGTGTTTTAAATTGGAGAATAAATAATGCTTAATAATTATGATTTGTTTAAATTGACAAATATTCTTTCTCACACCACGTCATCAGATATTAATCCCATTGATATTGCCAACAATAATTCTATTATTATCCAAGATGAAATTAATACTGGAGTAGATAGAAGTAGAAATGCTATTGGATATTCTGTTCAGTTAAATTGGTTAGATCAAATAAGTGATCCATCAAGTTCCGCTATGGATATAGAGATATTATCTCGGTCGATGATAGAAATTATTATTAGAATAAAAAATTCTTCAAAACTATTATTTTTAGGCATGAATTATATTTTAGGTTCTACACTTAAATCTATTGTAGATAATGTCGACTATGCGAATATAATGAACTTAAAATATATGGAAGACTATATTAATGAACCTATTGATGAATCTAATGTCATATCTATGCAAGACATAGAACAGGGTAACATAGATCTAGATTACGATACTGTATTTTTAGATACAGAATTAGTTAGTCATGATTTTGGTATCGTAGATAATATTTGGGAAAAACTATCTAGCGGTGCACTTTTAATTTTAAATACAGTAAATGATTTTGGATTTCTTTATTCATCCAAAAATCAGCATCCTTACTTCGAATACTTGTCACGTTTAACGCAAGACGAAGATAAACATGTGTTTCATATTCCAGTAGCAACCGGTTTTACCTTAGTGGTTAAAAAATGAATCAAAAAAAAATAGTTATTGTTGGATCTGGAACAGCGGGACTTGTTACTGGATTAACAATTAAAAGTTATTTTAAAAATTATGATGTAACAATAATATCATCCAGCAAGATGGGGATAGTTGGTGTTGGCGAAGGTTCTACGGAACATTGGCGCTTGTTTCAGGAGATGGTCGGCATAGACGTCCATGATATGATCAAGAACGCAGACATCACTCATAAATATGGGATACGTTATGAAAACTGGACCAATCATACTCCAGATTATTTCCATAGTGTAGGAGAAATTGGGTTAACCATTGGTGGCTTTTGGGCGGGGTATGCTACAGCCCTAGAGAATAATCGTTTGTTAACAAACACATATTCTTGGCGCGGATTAATAGAAAATAAAATAATTGATCAGGGTGACAAAACACATTATGGAACAAACCAGTACCATTTTGATACTTTTAAGTTAAATAAATATTTGGTAGAAGTATCAAAAAATAAAGGTATTTTGTTTATAGATGATGAAGTGACAAACGTTCAAGTAGATGAAGACGGATTTATAGAATCGGTTTTTCTTTCTGAATTAAAAAAAGATATTGCAGCTGATTTTTTTATTGATGCAACAGGATTCCATAGGCAGCTCTTAAGCAAGATAGGCGATCAAACATTCATAGATTATAGAAAGTATTTACCGTGTAATACGGCAATTGCGTTTCCAACTGAATCGGACCCTTCTGGTCAAATAAGACCATACACAAGGGCTAGAGCTCTTAAGAATGGTTGGATGTGGGAAATACCCACTCAAAAAAGACGTGGAAACGGATATGTATTTTCGTCTGATTTCTGTACCGTAGACCAAGCTATAGCTGAAGCTTCTGAAGTGCATGGCTTTGAAGTTGTGCCAGCAAAAGTGATTAATTTTAAGGCAGGATATTTTAAAGAAACATGGAAAAATAATTGCATTGCAGTGGGGTTAGCGGCTTCTTTTGTTGAGCCATTAGAAGCTACGTCCATATCTACTTCAATTCAACAGGCAAAATTAATCTGTTCCTATCTTCCTACTTTCGATAAAAATAGAAATTATGGGAT